GGGCGTTTCACGACGCTCTCCCTCTCTTCTTTATCTAAAAAAATATAGTTCCCGTAAACTTCCATTTTTTCGTGGGGTTCATTGTCAAATTTAATCTTTATCTCAACTTGATGGTTTTGGAGAGATATAAGAGGAATAAAGGCTTTGTGGTTACAGAAAAAGAAGTGAAGTGGGATAAAGCTCGATGTAGTATCATTCGTCTTACTATACGTATCTGAGAGGTATGTTGTCCATATGTCAGTATAATAGTCAAAATGCTGGGAATCTATCATTTGTCCACCTAGATAGAGTTCAATCGTAGAATTTGTAAACATGTCCTTTAATTTATCAGAACCCTGAATCCACAAAGCATTTACAACATCACCCAGAACGGGTATAACCACAGAAGAATCGTTTCCATTTATTGTCTTGATGAGTTTAGGACATTGTGAAAAGTTGGTGTGTCGAGTAAATTTCATACGGAAGAAAGACTGACCAGTTTCATGTGTCAGGTACACATCTTGGACTCCTTTCGAGACGAGTTGTATCAGTGCGCCTGACATCTAAAACTCCAACAGATTATAAAAAGAGACACTTTCCCTGGGGGAATGTGGGTTTCTCTTCAACCACTTTACCGTGGATTTTGAAGCCCCCTTGTCTATACACCTTCGTACGTTTGTAGTACATGGCTGTGAAGATGGACCATGGGTCATGGACGTCATAGATATGGGGATTATTCTTCTTACCCTTTGTCTCCCTCATGATTCTTCCGATACTTTGGGTGATGTCAGACTTTGGGGATGCCAGGATGACTGTATCCAGTGTTGGGATATCCAAGCCTTCATGGGCTTGACTGAAGGTGGCAAAGATGATTTTCTTTTTTGAAGATTCTTGGAGAGCAGCCTCCTTCATGCCACCCATATAGAGTCCAGATGTCTTGGGGAAACATTGGTGTAGAAGTTCACAATGTTGCCTTCTGTCACTGAGGACGAGGAGCTGTCTCGTTCCAGCTGAAGCCTTTTTCACGAGTTCGACGAGCATCTTATTTCTCTGTCGGTCTTCAACCAATTCTGTAATCATATTGGGCATCGATATCTTCCCATTTCTCATAGAGGGTGGTGGATTCCTATAGTTTGGTGATTCAAAGATGACTGGAAACACCTCCACCTGTTCTTGATTCTTTCTCTCTACAGCGAAAAAGGTGGATCCCATGAACCAGTGAAGCACTTTGGTGAGTCCATCCTTCCTCTCAGGTGTTGCTGAGAGACCGAAGATGTGCTTAGGGCACATCTTGAAGAGACTCTGACTGAAAACCTTTGCGCATATATGGTGCGCCTCATCCACGATGAGAGTACCTACAGTGTCAAAATCGGTGAATGAGTACTCTTTAAGGGAGAGGGATTGGAGCATCGCTATGACAAAGTCGCAGTTAACCTCCTTCTTATCTTGTTGAACGATACCGATAGTGGCACCTGGACAGAACTGTTGAATTCTCTCCTTCCACTGGTCTGCCAGGAACTGTTTGTGAACGACAATCATCGTCCTGTACCCCAGCGTACAAGCTATAGCCAAGGATACCGTCGTCTTCCCATAGCCACATGGTAGAGAAAGGATACCATGCCCTGCTTTAATTGCTGCTGCATGAGCTTCATTTTGGTGTGTGGCATCTCTGAGTTGTCCAGCAAACTTCGCTCTAATTCGTGTAGGTTCGGGTCGTTTGTCGTATTTGGGTTCTCCAAGCTTAGCACTTCCATAGAATCTGGGAACACACACTCCACTCTTTGTTGGTCTAAAAACTTTGAAAGGCGGTGGAGGAAATCCATAGTCCCCATTAACTTGGGCTCTTACCGTAAGTTCCTTTTTAATTTCTTGGAGTGGACCCTCACTCACGAGATACCCAGTTCTAGTTAGGGTGGTCATACTTATTTAAAGGGTACAAACTTTAAATGAGTACAAAGATGCCTGTCGTCGACGTTGAAGAGAACATCAAGAAGCTTGAGATGAACATTGAGCAGATGACCCAGGAGATTTTCCGTCTCCAGGGTATGCTCCAGACTTTCCGTGGTTTCCAGAGGGGTGGTCTTAAAACCATTGACCTTCCCAATGACCCCAACCAGTCTCAAGAGAGTGCGGAACAGCTGGAGAGCATCCAGGAGAAGCCTGAATGATTCTCGATATTCCAGTAACCCTTGAAGGTAATATCAATTTCCACATCATCCCCCTTTACAAGAGTTTGCACAGGACGTCCTTGGACGTCGCATATCACTCTCCTGTAACGGAATGGAACTTTCAACTTGAGTACTTTACCTTCTAGGGGGTCATCCACATTCTCGTGGAGAAGGAGAGACCTTTTGGTGTCGTGTATTTTACTGATGACATCTACACAATGTTCGGGGATTGTGACACGGATATACTTTTTGTTGTTGAAATCATACATTGGTTCGTAGACTTTAGCCCTGAACTTCATTGATTTCTATTACGATAGATGAGTATTAAAACTATAAGTAGCACAACGACAAATACTAAAATCTGGGAAAGCTCGAGGGAACGGAGTGGCTCCCTCGTTCCAAAGACCTGGTGACTGAGGCGTCTGGACACCTCCGTCGCCGCCTCGAGACTCGAGTAGGGTGTATCGCGTGGGGACATCATACCACACATGGCAACATGAGGACACTTGCCAAAGAAGGGGAGTTGACCATGGAGACTGAGAACCCCCGAAGATTGGGAGAATACCCACTTGTCATCTTCCCATGTAGCACCCCAACCTACGCGCATCGTCATGGGTTGTTCGAGACCCAGCTGCTCCAAAACACCCAACTTGAGTTCATCGGGATTCTTCGAGAGGATTTCTTCGTTGATGTCACAAATGACACATGAAACTGTTTTACCATCGGAGAGAACCTTTGGTTGAAGATTCCACTTGGTCGTGGCAGCAATCTCCACATCCGAGCCGAGTGTCACAGGGGTCTCATAGTCGAGGAGGATGTTGATGGCACCATAGGTACTCTCACGAACTTTCTTGTCTGCATCGGGTCCCCAGTTGTCCCCCAAGAATTTGAGGGCTGGACTGTTATCGAGGCACAAGAATAGAAGCCCGTCATCCAGTTGGGTCTCACCACTGAGTGTCGCCTTGTACCCATCCTCGAGGTACTCAACCTCCATCAGTTCCTTCCCGAAAACAAAGTTTGCACCCGCCTCAATGAGGGCATCCTCCATGGCGTCACACATCACCTTACCTGATACACGTTGGGTGTAAGCACGAGACATGAGTGTGTGGTCGAAGCTCTTCACGAATTCGTAGGCGGACATGACATCCCACGTCACCCCGTCAACGACGAGTGGAAGGTGTTCGACGAGTGCCTGACCCTTCTCACTCAGGGTTCCTATAGCCTCCTTGAGGGGGATACCCTTGTACTTGTTTGACTGTGCGTAGACACGAGTCGCTAAGGACACCAACGCACCGTAATCCTTGAGACTCAGTGAGCGGAGAGCGAAATCTATGTACTCTGATTTATCAACTGGGACAAAGATGTCATTCCAATCAATTTTCATCTCTGAGAGGAGGGAACGGAAGTTGACGAATGCGCGGTCAAAGACAAGACGATGGGCGTGAAGGTCACGAACCTCCACCTCAGGTTCCCACCACGAGCCACCCGCTGAGAGTTTTCTGTCGTAGAGTGTCACGTCGTGGTCTCCTGACTTCAGGATTTCCCACGCTAGTGACATACCCGTGGGTCCCGCACCGATGATATGAATCTTCATTCTACTTTTAGCCGATATATATTTTTTCATGAGTCAACGTGTAAAAGAGGACGAGACCCATCGTGAGCCAAAGTTCTGGGGACATGTACTCACGACCCCTGTACACGATGAAGCCGATGAGAAGGAGGTGCATTGGGATTGGTTCAGTCCCGTACTTGATATAGAACCCTATGGCTGCAGCGACAGTCATGAGTAAAGCACCCACGAAGGATGCCATCGAGGGCTTGTACAAAAACCACGCAGTGAATAACAACGCGACATACGAGATGAATATCGAACGCCTGAAGAATTCACCAGGGCTGCTGACGATGTCGAGTTTTTTACCACCGAGAAGTTTGGCGACCCAGTGTGGTCCCAGTATCAAGTAAGAGAGATAGATGATTATGAACGTCTGCCACATCTATTATACGAGGCCAGTTTTTTTCCGCTCCTCGGGAGTCTTGAGGGCGTAGAGAACCGTCACGAAAATGAGGGTTGAGAGGAGAGCATACTCAAAGTCCTGGGTCGCACTGAAGGCGATGAGCATTAGGGACATGAAACGGAACACGTTGTTATCAAACAACACCTTGAGACGCTCTGGGATGACAACAGCGTTACCCGAGAAGAGACCCTGGTACAGGATGATGAGAGAAAAGATGACGGGTTGAGACTTGATTAAAAGTTCAGCGGGGCCAGTCAGGGGTCCAAAAGCGTTGGCGATAGGCTTGGTCATATATCATAGATAAAGAAAAAACTTCTAATCCTATATTATGCTATGCGTGGCAAAACATTCACCTGTCAGAATTCCTAGTAATAGGAAGCTGCAGACATGGAAATTTACCTCAAAATTTCTATGGAAAAACGCCACTGTAAAAGATAAGTCTGAACTTGGGCGATGGACGAGGGATGAACTCGTGAAGCTCGGTCCGACGTTTGTAAAATTAGGGCAAATCGCATCCACTCGGGGTGACTTGTATCCACCTGAATTTACCCGAGAGTTGGAAAGTCTTCAAGACAATGTACCACCAGTAGCCTTTGATGTTGTAAAAGATGTTGTAGACCTAAGCCTATTTGAAGAGTTTGACGAAGTGCCATTCAAGTCAGCGAGTATTGGGCAAGTACACAAAGCTCGTCTGAAGAAGAGTAAGAAGCCTGTAATTGTGAAAGTGAAACGCCCAGACATCTATACGACCATGAAGACCGACACAGATAACGTCAGGGAGATTGTGATGTTTCTCGATAGCATAGGTATAGACACAGGGAACAGTTCGAGTGTCGTCCTCGACCAGTCCATCGAATATCTCCTCAAAGAGACTGATTATGACCTCGAGGTTGAGAATGCCATAGACTTTAAAAAGAGTATGAAGGATGTCGAGTGGATTAAGATTCCGAGAGTCTACAAGGGTCTATCCACCAATGACATGATAGTCATGGAATATGTACCCACCCAGAAGTTGACGGAAATTGATGACTCTAAAGTCAATCCCAAAAAAGTATGTGAAGCCCTCATCAACGCATACATCATACAGACTATGAACAACGGTCTCTTCCACGCCGACCCACACCCTGGAAACCTCGGTTTTTCATCGAGGGGTAAATTGGTGTTCTACGACTTTGGGTTGGTCATCCGCTTGTCCCCAGAATTCCAAGATGGATTCATGGAAATCTTCAAATAC